ATCATGCCGGTGGAAGCTGAAATCAAATGCACCGACGACACGACGAAGATAAACCACGCCACGGTGAAATTTCGTGTGGAGGAGGAAAGCCCCGCCAACGAGACCACCACGACCGGCAAACGATATAAGATTTTCGACGACAGTTTTGACAATAGCTATGAGTAAGGACGGACAAAGAATGTATCCGAAACGTATCCACTACGCGGAAGCACGGCGACTGCTCAGAGACCGGCAACCGCACCGGCTGAAAGTGTGGAAAATGGCGACGGGAGAGATCCTTTTGTATTCGCGTGCGATTTATCAAGGGGAACACAACAAACGGCGCTACACACGCGTGCTGCTGCTCCCATCGGGAGAGATACGCGAATTTTGCAACTACACACTTTTCGAGATTGACGACATGAAGATTTATTTGTAATGGACACGACACACGAAGTTTGGACACTCAACACCGAAGGCGTGCAGGCAGTGATCGCGGAAGTGGGAGACACCACCGAAGTCTTTGACACCGTGGTGGGAGCGGCCAAGTCGAAGCCTTTGCCGGGCAGCGCAACCGAGAAATATATTCCGTTTGGCGCCGATGATCAGCTGCCATACGAATTGAAACGACTGATCGACGGTGACGAGGTGACGGCGCAATGCTTGAATTTCAATGTCACTGCACTGTATGGAGCGGGTATTCACACCGGAGAAACAGACCAAGCAGCTGAGAATTGGAGTGCACGACAGGCTTTGCCCATGTATGTCTTGGATCAGAGCACAGACATGCAACTTTATTATTTCGCCGTTTCGGTGATCATCCTTTCGGCAGACGGCAAACTCATCAACAGAATTGTGCACAAAGAGGCACCCTATTGTCGATTTGCCGAAGCAGACCCATACGGAAATATTCCGTTTGTCTATTATGCCAACTGGCATGCAAACCGTCCCAAGCCCGAAGAGATCGAGAAGATTCCACTGCTCAACATGAGAGACCCGTTAGGTGATCTCAAAGTGCGAATGGGACAGGAGCCCGACCCGAAGACCGGGCGGAAACGGACACCGACCCGCGAACGAAAATTTGCCGTCGTCGCAAGATTCCCAACGGCGGGATGTCAATATTACCCGGTTCCTTACTGGTCGTCGATTCTACGAGGAGGAAGCTACGATGAGAAACGGCTGATTTCAGTGGGAAAGCGGGCAAAGCTGAGAAACCATACAAGCGTGAGATACCTGGTGGAAATTCAACGCGACTATTACGAGCGCATTTGCCGGGAAGAGTTTATCACCGACGCCGAGAAAATAGCAGAACGTATTCGCCGAGAAAAGGAGAACATACGCAACTTCCTTTCGGGTTTGGCCAATGCGAACAAGGTTTGGATCTCGTCGTTCTATGTTTCGCCCGACGGGCATGAGGTGCATGATGTACGTGTTTCACTCATCGACGGAAAGAAAGAAGGCGGAGAGTGGGCAGAGGACGTGCAAGCGGCGGCAAATACCATCTGCTTTGCTTTTGGCGTACACCCCAACATGGTGGGTGCAGTACCGGGGAAGGCGCAGACCAACAACAGCGGGTCGGATAAGCGTGAACTCTACACCATGAAACAGGCGCTGCTCAAGCCCATGAAGGACATTCTCCTCACGGCTTTGCGCTTGTGCTTTGCTTACAATGGATTTCGCGGAACGCCAACACTGCCAATGATTCAATTAACCACGCTCGACGAACACCGGGACGCTAAAATTACACAGTCATGAGTATCATCACCAAACAGAAATTCGACGCGCTCGTACCCGCTTTCCGAGACGCAACCGATAGCGTTTATCGAAAAATGGTACCACAATTGGAACTCTACGAAAACCGCACCGGGGAGTTTGCACCCTACGAAGAATTGAGTGAACTGAGAGAACGATACATTTGTTTGGCGGCGGCACACAACGCCGTCCGAAGTCTCGACTTGATTCTTACAGGGTCTGGCTTTGGAGTCATCTCGACAGCCGAAAAAAGCCCCGCCTCACAAGCAAGAGTCGACGCACTGCAGAGGCAACTCTACGAAGAGTGTTCTGATGTCTTCGATGAATTGAGGACAAAAGCCTTGAGCACGGCGTGGAACGAGACGAGCAACGCACAGGACATGGTGGACTCCTTTCTTTATACCCCGACTTTGCTGAGAAAATACGGAGTTTTGTGCGAAGAACGCGAAGTTTTTGCAAGAGAATACGCGCGTTTGGCACCACAGCGCCACGAGGGAGCGATCCACGTGTTGCACGAGATTTCGCCCGAACTCTACGAAGCGATGCTCAACTGGTTGAGAAAGGGCGGAGAGTTTCGCACAGACGACAATTCACCGCGACAACATGCGATGAAAACGCTCTTGGAAAGGGGACGCATACTCATGGCACGCGATATGACAGCGGGGCCGACCCATAAAGCATGCCAAAACCTCAGAGCCTCCTTGGTGATCTTTGCCGACTCGATCCCCGAGTACACCAATTCGGCTACCTACAGAGCACGACATAGCGGTTTCTATGAGAACAAAGCAGACCACCCCACCTTCTTTTTTTCCTGAAACGCTGAAAGTGCGCATACCAAAAGGCTGGGAGGCCTTGTCTGAAAGGGAACTACTCTACATTTGCGCACTCATGGCGGCCGAACGTTTCACCGTCGAAGAAATACAGTTGAGGTATTTGCGCCGCTTTGCGTTCGAACGCCCCAACCCACCCATCTGGAAAGTGCTTTCTCCTTATACCTTGTTGAGCGCGGCCGAGGAGTTAGCGTGGTTGGAGGAACCGCCCACCACGGCCATACGCCCCGCACATATCGGGAAGTATGAAGCCATCGACGCACATTTGTTCGACGAAAGGCTTAAATTCGGCGATTTTCTCATTTGCGAGAACTTGTTCCAAAGTTGGATCAGTTCGCAGATAGAGGAACCGATTGAGCAAATGGCGAAATTCCTATACCGCACGGCGGCAGGCGAGTACGCATTGAACATTCATCTTTCGCCCGCCGAACGTTACGCGGTGATATTTTGGTGGACGGGGCTCAAAGCGGAACTGGCTACAAGATACGACGAGCTCTTTCGGCGCATACCGGCGGGAGCCGAGGACTATGATGACAGTTCGCCGGCAGAACGCCAACGGGAGAGCACAGACGCACAGATTAGAGCCTTGACAGCGGGAGACATCACCAAAGAACCCGCCGTGCTCAAAACTGAAACCCATCGCGCCCTCACAGAACTCAATGCGAAGGCGAGAGAAGCGCGGATAACCATGCAAAAAATGGGAACATGAAGATTTATCTGAACCGAATGCAGAGGGAAGTTCTTGCAGTGGGGGCCAAAGATACCTTTGCCATCGCGGGACGTGGAACGGGGAAAGGTGTGGTGCAAGCCACGGTTTTGCTCAACGCCTTTCAATCCATGCCAAGATGCACCGCGGCAATCGTGGCGCCCAATGCGATTCGCGCCATGACAAACACTTTGCCGTCGATGACAATGCACTGGGAGGCATGGGGATACAAGAGAGACGTGCATTGGTGTATCGGAAGAAAACCACCGAAGGCGCTCAATTGGCCGAAACCACTCATCGAACCGCACAACTGGGAGCACATTATTTCGTTCTACAACGGAGCCATCGCACAAATCGTTTCGCAGGACAGAAAAGGCACGTCCAATTCCAAATCGTTCGACTTCCTGTGTATCGACGAGGCCAAGTTTGTAAAGTACGACCGACTCAAAGACGAGACGTTTTTGGCCAACCGCGGACAATTACGCGAGTTTGGCGACCAACCGCTTCACCATGGAATGATCGTTACATCCGATATGCCAATCACCAAGGAGGGATCGTGGTTTCTCAACTTCGAGGAGAAAATGGATCGGGAGCTGATCACCACGATTTTGACGCTCAAGGCGGAGCGTGAAAGGCACATCGCGAGAATCAAAGCAGAGGGGGTGTCAAACGTACCGGACTACATTCCAAAACGAGTCGCAAGATTGGAGAAGCTACTTTCGCAGTTCAGAAAGCACGCGCTCTTCTTTGGGACCTATTCCACGCTGACTAACATTGAGGTGCTCGGAGAGTCCTACATTCGGCAGATGAAGCGAGATTTGCCACCGCTGGTATTTCAGACGTCGGTGCTTTGCCAACCCGTCCGATTACTGCAAGATGGTTTCTATTCGTCCATGACAGAAGCTCATCTCTATACGGCCGCCAACTTCAACTACCTGGACTCATTGGAATACCAATTCGGGGAAATAACCCAAACACGCGATAGCCGAGTGGACGACGACCTCATACCGGACGCACCGCTTTGCATTGCATTCGACTTCAACCGAAACATCAACTGGCTGGTGGTGGGACAGGTGGACGAGGAAATGGGAAGAATGAACACGGTCAAGTGCTTTTTCGTCAAGTACGAGCGTAAACTGGTCGAACTCGTCAATGATTTTTGCGACTACTACGAACGCCGACCGAACAAGGAGGTGATTTTCTACTACGATAGCACGGCAATCGGTTCGAATTACGCCGTCAATGATATCGACTTTCGCCGCGTCATCGAACAGACGCTCAGAAAACGCAAACGAAGCGTGCAGAGCGTCTACATCGGGCAGCCGATGAATCACGCCGAAAAGCACCTACTCATCAACCGAGGTTTTCAGGGGCAGGGGCGTTTGAAACCCTATATCAACGAAGAGAATTGTGCTGATTTGCTCGTCTCGTTGCAGTTAGCGGGCGTCTACAACGGGAAGAAGGACAAACGCGGGGAGAAACTCGCAGAAACGGAGGAAGACCGACTCGAAACGCGCACCGACGGATCGGACGCATGGGATACGCTATATATAGGCTGCGAGCGTTTCCCAACCCGCGGGGGCGGGCTATATATCCCCTCGTCCAATTGGGCATAGCTCCTCAACTATTCAAAAAAGAATTCCACCATGATTGATTTCCACGACTATTTCGAAGACCTTTGCCGACGCAACCGAATGGCAAGCGACCTACAATTTTGCACCGTATCCTGTTCGGGAGTTAACCACCTGGACAGTGTGCTCAACCGCTACGATTGTGATGCCAATTTTGTCGCAGTCGATGACATTTGCGACGAGGAAACCTTTCTCGATAGCGGAGGGTGGTTCAAGCGAAAGGCATTCACCGTCTTTCTGCTCATGCGATACGAACACGACAATGAACGAGACCGACGAGAAAAGATGGGAACGTGTCGTGAACTCCTCAGACAATTTCAGTCCGGGCTCCTCAGAGACGAGCCGAGATTCCTCAAAGAGGGACTATATGTGCAGATGAAAAGCATTCGTTCACGAGAGATGGGAGGGGTCTTTCTCAACGATTGCACCGGGCTTTACTTCATGTTTTATGTCGACGAGCCGGTGGACATATCTTTCAACCCCACCGAGTGGAATGAATAGGCACCATGGACAAACAAGAAGAAAAGGACTTTGCCACCTTTGCACGAGAGTGGCATGATATGATGGTGAGAATTTGGACGGATCGGATCGTGACAATGAACATCCACCGCACGGGAACGTTGCAACGCAGCGTACACCAGCAGGCTTTCAGCGTGGCACCCGACGGCTTTGCCATGCAAGCCGCATATCGTTTCGTGGAATACGGAATATATGTCGACGCGGGTACAGGAAAGGGCTACAAAAGAGACAACGGGGGCGACCTGAAATTCTTAGACCCCGTGGAAAGAGCCAAACGGGGGCTCGGAGCCACGAGAAAGCGCAGACCGTGGTTCTCTGTGTCGTGGGATATATCGAAGAAGGTGCTGAACAGACGCTTGTCAAACGACATTGGTAAGGAGTTCGCCGGCGTGTTCGATTCCATAGTTTAGACGAGACCACATAAAAGGGGCACAGGGAGACTAAAATTGTCATTTTCCTTATGAACGGTTAGCGGTATCTTTGACGCAAAAGGTCAGATACCGCTTTTATTTTTCTGTTATGGTAGAAAAAGACATCAAGATAATCGAACTCCACGTCAACGACAAAGACGCGAAGGAGAATATTGAGCAACTCCGAAAGAAGGTGGAAGAGCTGAACCGGCAGAAGCAGCAAGCGGAGCAGGTATTGAGCGACAAACACACCACAGACGCACAGCGGAAACGCACCGTCGAAATGCTCCAAAGGTTGAGTTCAGAGCTGAGAAAGAGCACTCGAGAGTTGGAGCGCTCGGAGAACCGTGTGGAAGCGCTTACAAACGGTTTGCGACGCATGGACAAGCAGACGCCGAAGGAGCTGCAAAAGACGATTCGCCAAATCAACGCGGAACTCAATTCGGGCGCCGTCAAACGCGGATCGGAGGAGTGGGACGCCTACACCGAGGCGCTCAAGAGTGCCAAGAAGGAATTGCAAGAGATTCGCAAACAACAGGAGGTAGAAGAAGACAAAAGCATA